TCATATCAGGTCTGGCTCACCGATCTCGGCTCGGCGCTTGATCTTAGCAACCTCCACGACAGATCTACGTCCTACCCATCCACCTTCTGACTTATGAAACAGAGTACCGGGGTACTGGCAACGCTTGTCCCTGATCATCTTGGCCTGGAAGTCAGGGGTGCAGTCTTCGCAGTAGGAGTGTGCGGGTGCAGGATGGGACATTCTTGCTGCGTCAACCCAGCCTTTGAACTGCTTGGCAGTGTCGAAACACTTGGGTGTTGTCTTGTCAATTGCCATCTCAAACTCCAACTTTGATTGTGCTGATCCAATCGTAAGGGTCCGGCTGGGGGAAGAGCTGCTCATACGACACCTTTGCTTGTAAGACAATCAACTCTTGCATGGTTTTGGTTTTTCCGCCGTAGGATACCCAGTGTCCGGGCTGCAGCAGGTGCGGAACGTACATGGCACGACCCAAATAGAAACAGGGTTGTAGTACTTTTTTGCGTGATTCTTTACGTTCAGTCATGACAGTTTCTCCAGTGCATCGTTAACAGATTGGATAGCAAGAGCCAAAGTATCGGCCTCTTGTGATGGGGTAACAGGTTGGATCTTGAGAATGTAGTAGGCACTCTCCATAGCACTCAATGCTTTCTGCATGGCAGGCTTACAGTCATCATGGCCTCTAGCCATGCCTGAGTAGAAAGAGTGCCGCAGCTCTTCCCTGGCATCCCTATACGCCTGTTCGTACACGGCACGGCCAAACTCTAGAGCTTTCTGCTCGACTTCCTTGTTGGGGGCTTTTACAGCCCTCCAATACTGCATCAATTCATAGTCAGTCATGTGTTTTTCTCCTTGAGTTTGGCTTCAATGTGCCTGACAAATTCAACGTCATCCGCGTAGGCAAAATCCTGTAACGCAACAACCTCATCATCCGTCAATCCAACCCATTTCTTTATGGGGTCTCTCATGACAGAGGGCCAGCCGTCCTCGAAATAGACCTCCTTGAGTATCCATTTCCCTTTCATGGTTCACCTTTAATGGTAAGGATTACCACACAACCCAGAGCGGTAGTTAACCCTATAAAGCACAGGTATGGGTCTCCGGTCATGGCTGACGCTACACCCAGTGAGAACATAATGACGATGGCAATCTGTAAAATATTGGACACGATTACTCCAGATATATATGGGGGACTCACAATCCCCCGGTGAGATTAGATAGCGTACTGGGACCTGTCAGCAGCACCGTTTATCCATTTCGGGGTCTTACCCCTACCGGACCATGTAGCACCAGACTGGGGGTCTCGATACTTGGCCGCGATCTTGTTGCCTACTTTGGGGCCTGTCTTAGCCTTCACAGCCTTGTCTAGTCCCAGGTCCTTAGCCGTTATCCCGAATGACTGAATCATTGCTCGCGCCATGTCGATAGCCTGTTGCTTCTCTTCACGCTTGACGATCTCAGCCTGGGCTTTCAGCTCCTCGATCTTCGATTGGATTTCTTCGTACAACATACACTCTCCGATGTGATGCCCCGAAAGGGGCGATAGAAGCCTCTAGGTGAGGCGAAAAGGGTTCAGGGTAAGCTACCCTACATGGTAAGGGTCAGGAAACGATCTGGGGGCGTTTGGTAAGGTTCTTGCGACGTTTCATTTGAATGTCGGAAATGGCCTCGATCTGGGTCCAGAGTTTGGCAACGTATGCGTTACCGTGGACGCCTGCTCCGATGCTCAGAGTTTCGTAACAGTCGTGCAACGCTTGTGCGAGGGAAACGTCAGATTGGCGTTCAAATTGTTCGGTGTAATGGTTCATTGTCCGTCCTCAGTGTTGATTGGTACGTTTGCGATAACACGGGTCTCCCCGTTTTCCATCAACCCGACAATCTTCAGACCGTCGGGGGTGCGGGATATCTCCCACGCAACGGGATCACCGTCGAGCAGGAGGTCGAGTAGCTCATCGACAGATGGGTTCACACCAAACCCATGAGTTTGGAATGCTGGTACTGTTGTTCTGCCCACCTGTCAATCGACACGATGTCCCTGTCGTATTGCTCTTGGGTGATCTGGTTGGACAGAAGATGACGATCAAGTCGATCAATAGCCAGCTCAACTTTACGCTCGATCTGGTCTTCAGTGAGTGCTTGGTTATCCATGATAATGATCCTATAAGATAAAGGGTGAACAGATTATGGGGTGAGGTTATCACCCCGTCAAGAGGTTAACAGGGAATTTTCATTGCGAGGGTTTGCAGACGGAACCGATCATCCGTGCTGGAATCACCCTTGAGATAGTTCAGGACAGACTCACGCTCACGGTCGCACTGGCAGTAAGTCATGGCCCGATGCAAGTCAGATGAGTTCCAGGTCTCACCCTGGGCGATAGACTGAATGCGCTCACTGAGATTCTTGGGACGTGAAACAAAAACCCACGCAGTCGATCCGTCTGGCAGCTCACCAGGAACGTGACTGAATTCCCATTTCAACTTTTTGCAAAGTTCCCTGGCTGCGGTCTCATGTTCGTTCCCCTCGTAATCGAACGGAACAGTGACGCTGAACCCTCCGCACGACGTGGCCTTGACCCGCGCACCCTTGGTGTTGGTTGGCCCGATATATTTTGTGACGATTGCTTGCATGATTCCCTCTTGATTGGATTAGATTACGCTCATCAGTACCGGCACCACCGGCAGACCCTCCGGAGAGGGTTTCGCGTTGTCAGCAGCTCAGCGTTTAGAGTACTGGTTGAGTGTCTGGAAATGTTTCACGTTCCCGGCCCATGACACCACCACAACACCATTCGACTTGATACGGCAGAACCTACCCATAGCAGACCTGCTGCCTGCATACACCCATTGACCCGGTTGCAACTTGTTGAGCTTGTCTTCCGTGGTACTGTAAATGTTGAGTGCTTGTTGATACTGCATGATGTTCCCCTATAAGATAATCTGTCTTGATGTAAGACAGTGAGTACATATTAACCCACCGATTATGTTCTGTCAACAGATAATCTCTTTTTTTTTATAGGTGCTTACCCTAATGTACAGACGTACAGTACTCACCTGTACATCCTGTACCTATAGTATATATAGGGGGTGTATGTTGTACCTGTACTGTCCGACACCCAACTGGGGTATTGGCATTGAGGATGCCACTTCTTTCGTTCTTACGTTTCGGGACAATCTTCTTACACGGGACGCCTGGGACTTGAACCCTTCCCACCTTCCCGCTCTACGCTCGCACTAGCTGCCGCTCCATGCCTACGCTCTACCCTGGCTCTGGCATGGGTTGGGACGCCAACCAGACACCGTGCTACCATCCGCAGATCCCGTGGCCCGATGAGGTGGGTCTTGACCCCCGTGTGTGCGTGCACCCAACCGTTCTCCCCCCATAGAAATTTTCATGTTAGAGGTTTTGCATGAAACCCGATAAAGATGCAGATGTAATTGGAGCAATGTTGTGGGAAAAGACAAAAAAAGAATACCCTTACCTTGCTGACAAAGAGTTGCAATTTAAATATTCACCTACTAAAAAATCCGCAGGGGGGATAGAATTCTTTGATCCTAAAGAAACTGGGTCACCAGAATCTCCAAGACCTAAAGAATTTGTAATGGGTAAACCTGGTGTTGAGGTCTATAATACTAATACCAGACCTTTAGATATATTGGCAGACTATGTTAGTCACTATGGTGTAAAAGTTGATCCAACACTGTCTAGTGCTTATCAACAATTTTCTCAATCTTTGACTCCTAGACAAAAACAAATACTAAAAAATCAATACGAGTACTATCAAAAAGATCCTAAGTTTAGAGAAACCAGACCGTATGAAGACTGGGAAGAGATAAGTGGTTTACCTGGTTATTTCAGAGGTTACACATTCAACCAGTGGAAGAAAGGACAAGGAGAGTACACTCCTGAACAACTGAAGAATCTAGACCAAGTACGAAAGTATTTGAATATAAAGTAACGCTTCTCCCCCCCAAGAAAAATTCATGTCATTTAATCTAGCGCAATTCTATAAATTCTGTAGTGAGTTAAAGATTGAGACTAAGGAACATGGTCTCAGAAAGATGGATAGGTTATTAGGTACTCAGACATATATTATGGATGAGATAGCTAAGGGTCTACAGGATGATATTCATTTCTTTGTGATATTAAAGGGTAGACAGTTAGGTATAACTACTATTTCTTTGGCATTAGATCTTTACTGGCATTTTGTACATCCTGGATTACAGGGTACGTTGACTACAGATACGGAAGAGAACAGGGATATGTTCCGTAGTACTTTATCTATGTATATAGATGGGTTACCCAGAGAATATAAAGTACCTGTTATTGCTCACAACAGAAACCACATCTCGTTGAAGAACCGATCTAGGTTGTTTTATCAAGTGGCTGGATTGCGTTCTAAGGGGTCTCTGGGGCGCGGTAAAGCGATAACGTACCTTCATGGTACTGAGACATCCAGTTGGGGAGATGAGGAGGGCCTAGCGTCTCTCTTGGCTTCTCTTGCGGAGACCAATCCTCAGAGGTTGTATTTATTTGAGAGTACTGCTCGTGGGTTTAATATGTTCCAC